ATATGCGGTTTACATAATTTATTCTTAATATCTGATGCCTGTCATAGTATGCAAGTAGACCCGAGGGCTGATATAACCTGTTTTAGTTTTCATCCAGTTAAACATATAACTACCGGCGAAGGTGGAGCATGTCTTACAAATTCCTTTATATTCAATTTAATGATAAAATCCTTTAGAAACCATGGTAGAGTCGATAACGACATGATAAGCCTTGGATATAATTATCGAATGAATGATATTCAAGCGGCCTTGGGTATTAGTCAATTAAAAAGGATTAAACAGAAATTAAATGAAAGATCGAAGATTGCTAAGAAATATGATGAACATTTTGAAACAATTGAACATAAACGGCAACACACATATCATTTGTATGTTATTAAGGTTGATAACCGGGATGTTGTAATGGGATACTTGAAATACAAGGGAATAGGGTGTCAGATACATTACAAACCTGTCTATGATTTACATTATTACAAAAACCTAAAGGGTAATTTTGAGAATACCGAAAAATTAAAAGATAAAATTCTTAGTATTCCTATTTATCCCGGGTTATCGGAGAATGAACAAGAATACATTATAAGGGAGATAAAACAATGTCAGAAATAATATTGGATTTTGGCTCTGGGAATTCATCCCAAAATGATTTAAAATACATTAAAAAAATGTATGACGAATTAAAAAAAGTAGACAATGGAAAACACAAAATTATAGTGAAATGGCAACTTTTCAAAGATGATGGGATTAATACCCCATTAAATCGTAACTCGTTTAATTATGCTTATAATTATGGGTGCCAACTAGGTTATGAAGTGACTAGTTCGGTCAATGACATAGAATCAATGACATATCTAACTCAATTTGATATTCCCTTTGTAAAAATATCAAATAACCATGCTAGATATTTTTTAATAGACTTGATACCAACTAAATTCAAGGTTTATGTATCGGGTATCTTTATGAATCCGAGGCCTAACATGGTGGTATTTAATTGTATAAGTAAGTACCCAGCTAGTATTGAAGATTATGAAAATAAATTTAGTCTTTTTGAGAATATCAGTGATCACACGGATAATTTTGAGTTATATAATAAATATAAACCAAAAAGGATTGAATGGCATTATAGATTATTGGATTCAACCGGCCTTGACTCTGGTAGTTTTGCCAGGACGCCCGAACAATTACAGGAGGTGATTTTTAGTGAAAACAATATTGATCGACTTTGACGGGGTAATTCATAGTTATAAGTCAGGATGGAAAGGAATTGAAATTATCCCTGATGGTCCAGTCGTTGGAATCAAAGAAATGATTGACGAATTGAGAGAACAAGATTATATTGTGATGATTTTTTCCACTCGATGTTGTGAGGAAAAAGGAATCGAAGCAATGAAAGGCTGGTTAAACCAATATAAAATTAAGGTAGATGGATTTACCGCGGTTAAGGTTCCGGCTTACCTTACAATTGATGATAGAGCCATTTGTTTTAATGGCGACCCTGGGAAAACATTGGAAGAAATAAGGAGGTTTAAAACGTGGACGAAATAATCAAAAATTTAGAGAATATTATCACTGAGGAATTTAAAAAACGATACGATGACTTAGTTAAAATTACAAAAATGCAAGAAGAATTTGCCAATCAAAACGATTATATGAGAGGATTGTATAACGGTTTAGAAATGGCATGTAGTGTAATTCAAAAAAGGGAGACGAATTATAAATGAATTTTTTATGTATAATCGCGGCTCGAATGACATCTTCAAGATTTCCGGGTAAATGTATGAAGGAAATATGTGGTATCCCTATGACTGAATGGGTTTTAAGAGCGGCTAATAAAAGTTTATATATCGATAAGGCCGTTATCGGAATTACCAACGAATACGAAAATGCACCTATTAAAAATTATTTTAAGTCTGAGGATGTCGAGGAAATAGAATGTAAATCTGAGGATGTATTGACTCGTTTTTATCATATTGCGTGTAAATATAAGCCTAAAAAAATTGTAAGGATAACAAGTGATTGTCCGCTTTTGTATTTTTATCCTGATATCATCGATACGACTATAGCCTCCCATATTGTGAAACAAAATGATTACACATGGAACAGGGGTCACCTTGGGATTTGTTCGGGTCTCGATGTTGAAGTGTTTACATTCGATACTTTAATAAAAACATATGACGAAGCTACCGGATCGGATCGGGAACATATTTGTCCTTATATGCGGGATCATAACAGATTTAAATTTGGTGAAGTTGTTTTTTATGATGTTTTTAATCAAAAGTGGTCCGTGGATACTTTAGAAGATTTTGAAAAAATTCAGGACATGTTTAATTTTTTAAGGAGAAAATAAAATGAAGTATCAAGAAGAACTATGGAAAGGTCGTTTAGGGGATAATTACACTGATGATAACGACCGGGAAAGATATGTTCAGTATAAAATTGGGATATTCAGAAATATTTTAGATAAGAAATTAAATATAAACAGTGTACTTGAATATGGGGCGAACATAGGCCTAAATATTCCCGCTGTTAAACAATGTTATCCCAAAGCCAAATATTATGGGCTAGAGATAAACAAAAAAGCCTATGATAAACTAAAAAGATCATGTACGGCCTGGAATCAAAGTATATTTGATAAATTGGACCTTAAAGTCGATTTAGTATTTACATATGGGCTACTTATTCATATATCCCCTGATGATTTAAACGAGGCCTACAAGGTTTTATATGAGCATAGCAATAAATATATATTACTTGTGGAACACATCAGCAAACATCCATTTACAGTGGTATATCGTGAAAGGGAAAACGCTTTTTTCAAAGGTGATTTTATAAATGATATACAAAAATTATACAATTTAAAAATGATAAAATCCGGAAAGATTAGAGGTGATTTAATATGGGCGTTACTCTCGAAATCTTAAACAAAGAAGATTTAGAGTACATCAGAATAGAGAAAAATAAAATAAAGGGAAGTTGGCGAACTCCATTCTTGTTAACTAAAGAAATGCAATATGATTATTATAATGATGTTGTATCTAATAGAAATTCTAATAATAGAATATTTGGGATTTGTGCCGATGGGAAATTAGTAGGAACGACCGGGATTTCACACATAGAATGGGAAAATAGACTTGGAGAAATCACCATGTTTGTAATACAAACCGGTAAAGGTTACGGAAAAGAGGCATTAAAATTAATCCTGGATTATGCGTTTGACGAATTAAATTTAGAAAATGTATATGGTGAATGCTATGAATGCAATAATTCAATTGATTTTTGGAAAAAGATGGAACCATCATATACAACAATTTTACCGGCCCGAAAATATCACGGTGGATATTATTGGAATTCATTGTATTTCAGTTTTAACAAGGAGATTTATGATGAAAATAATGATTAGTGCCGTAGGCGGAAGTGTAGCGATAAGTTATATACAGCATTTACAAAAGTTAGGTCATTATGTTATTGGAATTGATATGAATGATGATATTCCAGGTAAACATTTTTGTGATGAATTTCACAAGGTGGACCCGTGTCACCCAGGATATATCAATGATATCGATTATGATTTATTTTTTCCATTTATCGATGAAGAATTACTTTTATGTATGAACGATGGCCGAATAATTCAATGTAATTATGAAACAAATATGACATGTATAAATAAGCATTTTTTATATCAATATTGTATAACCCATGATATTAAAGTGCCGACTTTAAGTAGTGTAATGGATAAGTATGGATTTGTTCGGGGTATTTATTCGAGAGGGTCCAAAGAGGCCTTTTTAACAACTGATTTTAGACAATATATGTTGAATGGTAAATACATAGTCCAGAAGTTTATTCAAGGTATAGAATATACCATTGATTGTTTAGTTAACTCGAATGGCGAATTTATATTTTGTGTACCCCGGAAACGAGTAAATTTTACAAATGTCAGTCTGCAAGGGGAAATTGATATGAGACAGGATTTAATTGATTTTACAAAAGATATAGTAAGTAAAATAAAATTCAAGGGTCCTATTAATATTCAGGTTATAGTTAGAGATAATGAAATTTATCTTATAGAAATAAATCCTAGATTAGCGGGGTCGGCTATATTTAGTATTATGGCGGGGTTCGATATTATAAAGGATTCAATAGATATTTGGTCAGGTAATTATTATAAATCAGATTATAATATCAAAGATAAAAAGAAAGTGTATAGGTATTTAACGGAATGGTCGGATTAATATTTGATTTAGATGATACCTTGTATGATTCAAAACAATTTGTATTTGCAGGGTTTGAAGAAATTTGCAAAAAAATATCTGTGGAAATGCTTAAAAATTTTTATGATATTGACCCTAATAAAGTTATGCATAGATTCGGTAATTCCATTTATAGAGGTATTAAACCTAAATTGACTTTGTATCCTTGGGTAAATCCGTTATTTAAAATTTTAACTTGCCCGGTTGGACTGATAACAAATGGTGACAAGGAAATACAAAATAATAAAATTGATGTTCTAGGCATTCATAAATATTTCGATCATATTATAATTTTAGATGATCCGAAGTTTTATAAACCCAATCCGTCGTCATTACAAATAATGTCAGACGTGTTAAAAGTAGATAAAGTGTGTTATGTTGGCGATAGAGAAAGCGATAAAAAATTTGCTGAAAACGCCGACGCCTATTTTATTGATGTAAAGGAGGATAAATTTATTGAACGTATTATGTATTGTTGCCCACCCGGACGATGAAATCCTGGGATGTGGTGGAACACTTAAAAAACATGTTGACAATGGTGATAAGGTATTAGTTGTCATAATGTCCACGGGAGGCCGTGAAGTTGATTTAAAAACTGAGGCTTTTTTAGCTTCAAAAATTATTGGGTGTAACTTATCTTTTGAAAATTACCCCGATCAGGGATTTGACACCGTGCCTATTTTGGACATCATACAAAGTATTGAGCAATATATAAAAGTATGTAAACCAGACATTATATATACACATAGTCAACACGATTTAAATAAAGATCACAGAATTATATTTGAGGCCGTATTAACCGCGGCAAGGCCTTGTAATTCTCATTTGGTAAATGAAATTTATAGTTTTGACGTATTATCTAGTACAGAATGGGGATTTACAGCATTTAAACCTCAAATGTTTGTTGAAATCGATATTGATAAAAAAATATTAGCAATGGATTGTTATAAAAGCGAACTAAGGGGTTATCCACACCCTCGAAGTTGGCAAATTATAAAAGATAAAGCGTCTGTAAATGGTAGTATAGTATTAAAAAATTATTGTGAAACTTTTGAGATTGTGAGGATTATCAAATGAACATACTAATTTTAGGGGATCATAAATTTATAGCTGAAGCAGGAAGAACTATAAAAGATCATAAATTATTTTGTATAGTGGGGGATAGATTGACATTACCCCTTAAAATGAAGCTTTTGCAAATTAATAAAAATATGACTTTACATCCTCACAAAAAATTGAAAAATTTTAATTTCTTTAGAACTGTAGATTGGACTAAAGTAACACCGTTAGACCAGTATACGATTGAAGGTATGCGTGACTGTGAAAGCGAAGTAATGAAAATGTATGAGCGTATCAAATCAATTAAACCAAATGATAGCTTTGACACACGTAAAAGTCATTATTTAGCCTGTTTACGATATTGGTCGTATTATTTAGCAGTAAATAAAATTGATGTCTTCTTGGCGGCTTTTGTACCTCATATGGGGTATGATTTTGTTATTTATAATCTATGTAAGTTTAAAGGGATTAAAACATTTACCAATTATTTTTTATTTCCTGATTGGGGTTATTTTATTGAATCTATAAAAGATCCCATGGCAGGTTTTGAGCCACTTTATGGTAATTTTAAATATCCCCGATTAAAGAGTATATTTGAAGAATATTTAAATAATAAGCCTTTAAGTTATAAACCTATTACCATTCCCAATGTTCCGCGTGTTGTGGAATTTCAAAAAAAAGTAAGGATTATGTATAAGGATTTATTTGATTTTTATAAATCATGTTGTAAAAAGTTTGATATTAATAAGCCTTTTATTTATGTTCCCCTCCATTATCAATATGAGGCGTCAACATGTCCATTAGGGGGAGTCTTTGTTGATCAATTGTTAATGATTGAAATTCTTAGCTTCACGGGTTACACAATTTACGTCAAGGAACACCCTCATATGTCAAAAAATCGATCAATAGCTTATTATAACAGGCTTACAAAAATGAGGAATGTTCATTTAATACCAGTAGAAACTAATCATTATACTTTGATTAATAAAGCCTTTGCGGTGGCTACCGTAACAGGGACCGCCGGATGGGAGGCCATTTTGAAAGGAAAATGTTGTTTATTGTTTGGTAATATTTATTATCAATATTTACCCGGTTGTTTTTCTGTTGGATCATACCCGGATGTAATGAGAGCCATTCAAGAAATTAGAAGTTTTAAATTTGACAAGGAAAAAGTAGAGGCATATTTAAAAGGTTTAGAGCCATTTTTACATTCTTTAAATTATAACTCTATGATATTAAAATTCAAAGAAAGGATAGGAATTTGATGGTTAAACTAAATCAATATGGTTATTATGAGTTAACTAATATGCCTAGTGAGGAAGAGTTAAGCCGATATTATTCTAATTATTATCAGGATAATAAAAGCGCTTCTTACAAACAAGAGTATACCCAATTAGAAAAGGATTTTTTTAAGGCTAAATTAGATCAAAAGGAAATGCTTTGCAGTCCATTTACTTCTTTTTTGGATGTTGGTTGTGGCGAAGGATTTGCTTTAAAATATTTCTATGATAAAGGGTATACCGTCAAAGGCATTGATTACAGTGATGCAGGATTATTAAAACATAATCCAGACATGAAGGGATTTATTGAAGTAGGGAATATCTTTGATATCCTTGAACACATGAAAGAAAAATTTGACATTATTAATCTTGATAATGTTTTGGAACATGTAAGAGAGCCCAGGAAACTTTTAGAAAAATGCATCAAAGTTTGTTCTAAAAAGATTATTATCAAGGTGCCAAATGACTTTTCGTATTTTCAAAGGTATGTAATGGGAATCCGAAAAGTTGAAAAACAATATTGGGTAGTTACCCCGGATCATATTAATTATTTTAATAAAGATGGTTTAATTAATTTATGTAAAGCTGTTGGCCTTGAAAAAGAATTTATTTTAGGTAATTATTTAACTGAATTTTATGCATTACATAAAGATACTAATTACTTAGAAACACCGAGTTTGGGACGTGAATGTCACTTTGCTAGATGTCATGAAGAAGTTTTATTTAATAAAATATCAAGTAAACAAACAATAGAATTATACAAGGTCTATGGAAAAATGGGTCTTGGGAGAGAAATTATAGGAGGTTTTACAAAATGTTAAAAGAATATTTAGGAATTGATCACACTAAAAATGGGTGGCTTGAAACTCAGGAATTAAGCCATGATTTTTGGAGAAATCCAGATTCTACCAATCTACCTGAGGAGTACGCGAAACATGAGGATAGATCCGCGTATATATTAAAACAATTTAGAGATTTTGATATTGATCCTAATGCAAAAATATTAGAGATAGGATGTAATTGTGGGCGTAATTTAAATTATTTAGAAGGTGCTGGATATAAAAATTTAACTGGTATAGAAATTAATGAAGATGCCATAGAATTTGGCAAAAACTTTTATAAAAATGATAACTATAAAGTAATTAATAGCCCAGTTGAAAATATAATTGATGGCCTTGGTAATTTTGATTTAATATTTACTTGTGCCGTATTAATGCATATTCACCCACAACAAGCCGATTATGTATTTACAACCATGCGAAAGATAGCTAATAAGATAATAATTATTGAGGATACTCTAGTAAATAGAGATTACAAGGCCATATTTGAACAAGATGGCTTAATGTTAATAAGAGAAGAATTAACTAAATATTTCATTCCGTGTCCTACAAAAATGATAACCCAGGTATTCGTCAAATGATCGACGTAATTTATTTATGTGCAGGGGTTGGCAAACGCGCCAACCTCGGTTATCCTAAACAATTTTTAAGTTTGCATGGCAAACCATTATTAATACACGGATTGGAAACATTAAGAAGGATAAAAGAAATAGGGGAAATTATTATTCCTTGCCCTGAAGAAGATCGACAAAAAATATTACGAACATGTTTCAATTACAATATTGATCATGTAGTCACATGCCAAGGCGGGGATACTCGTCAAGATTCCACTTATCTTGGTTTAAGTGAAGTTGTCACTGATGAAGTATTGATTTGTGAAGCGGTTAGACCGTTTATGAGTTTAAATTTAATTAAAAAAGTTTTGGATTGTGAAAATGAATTTGTAACTCCAATAACTCAAATGTATGCCTCGGTAATAGATTGTTGTGGCAATAGTTTTGACAGGAATACCATAGGGCCTGTCCAAATGCCCCAAAAATATAATACTCAATTATTGAATCACGGACATGTCAAGGCTAGAGTAAATGAAAAATTTGATTATACAGACGACGCCGCTTTAATCATTAACGAATTAGGATTAATCCCTAAAATTGTAAAAGGTGAAGATGTAAATATTAAGATAACGACCCCTCTTGATGTTTACATTGCTGAAGCAATTTATAAATATATACAAGGAGAAAAACAAGAATGAAATCAATAATTATTACAGGATCTAATAGGGGATTGGGTCAAGCCGTGGCGAAAGAATCGAGTAAGAGGGGTTATTTTTATTACCCAATTTGTAGGTGGAATGATATAGATGTTACCGACTATGAGGCGTTAAGTAATTTTTATAAAGAAATGGAATTACCCGAAGCGTTGGTAAACAATGCCGGAATTTATAAAGGTGGATCTATATTAGAAATGAATGTCCAGGATTGGCAAGAAGTTATTAATGTAAATCTGAATGGTGTTTTTAATAATTCAAAGCTATATGCTGAATTGTGTATAAAAAATAAAATACCTGGAAAAATTATTAATATTGCTTCGACTGCCGGTTTAGGTTCTAGGCCTGGACGGTCAGCTTATGCGGCTAGTAAAGCCGCGGTTATAAATTTAAGTTTAAGTCTATCCGAAGAACTAAAACCTTATAATATAAAAGTTTTTTGTTTATGTCCGGGTGCTTTTGATTCGGACATGAGGCATCAAATCGCCCCCGATGACGATTTTGATAATATGCTGAAACCCTCGTTCTTAGCTTCGTTTATCATGAATTTAGTAGAAGACGGGAAATTTCTGGATGGTCAGGTGGTGAAATTATGTTGATTAATGTAATGAATAAAGCCCACTTTGATATTTGTGTAGGTCCATGGACGTTTAGGCCTTACGAAGAAATAATAATAAATGTTGGGCCTATGGATTTCGATTTTAAATTAATTAGAGGTAATCCAAATTTAAGAGTAGGAAAATTAAATAATGCCCAGTATATTAAAAAACATAAATTATATTTGGGTAATAAATTTAACTTTGCTTATGATGATAATGACGTAAATATCGGATTTGCTTATAAATACGCTATCGAAGCATTAGCGGACCCGATAATTAAATATTTACCAAAAGGGGAAACAGCCTATTATAGTCGCCCGGTTCCCGGTAAAGGTGGTAAGGGATTAAATTGTAGATTTTTTTCAAGTCTACGAATTAATCAACAAGGTAAAACCCCGGTTGGACCGCGTGACGTTTTTATATCCCATGGAATCGGTGATAAAAATTATTGGATAGGTCCTCACATTCAAGATTATAAATACGCTTTTTGTCCGGGTCCAGCCTGGGAAAACAGAATGAAAAAAACAGGCTATAAAGGGGAAATTTTTCAAGTTGGTTATACTAAATTAGATCCCTTATTTAATGGTGAATATGTGAAAAATTCCACGGATAAGTTAGTTGTGGCGTGGTTACCTACACATGGATATAATAATAAGCATCGGGGACGGTCTAGTTTTCCTATGTTTAGCCGTTTTGTAAATCAAATATCTAAAGATTATCAGTTTGTTGATGGTATGCATCCAACGACTAAATTACACAATAAAGAAAAGAATTACCCCACTATGCAATTGTTAATTGATGCCGATGTGGTCATTGCTGACGCCGGCAGTACAGTGTATGAAGCATGGGCATTGGGTAAACCTGTAATATTCCCGGATTGGATTTGTAAAGATGATGTCTTAGGACATTTTAAGACAGACAAGAATAATTTAGAATACATTATTTACGATAAAGTAATTGGGTATCATGCTAATAACATGAAAGAATTGAATAAAATGATTGAAATCGCGGCAAGCGATGGAATGCAACAACAAGAAATAGAATTAATGGAAAGCATCTTTCCAAATAAATTGAGAGGTAAAAGCGGTGAAACCGCCGCCAAGGCATTAAATGAACTCTATTAAATTAGCTGAAAAATTAAATATGTCGCATTTTTCAATTTATCGAATAATATGTTTACATCGAAACTATTTTGAAGAGTTAGGACCGATTAAGGAAAAAAAGTTATTACCAGGTAAAAACACTAAAGGGGGTCGGCCTATAATCTTCATTAAGCATTTGAATCAACTTCAAATTAACTTTCTAATAAGTTTACTTAAGAATACCCCGGAAACCGTGAAATTAAAATTTAAAACAATTAAATCTATGTTATAATCAAATTACATCGTAAGATGGAAGTCGAACGGACTTAAAACGGTATGTTGCCAAACATAAAAGAAAGAGGTTAATTTATGAAATTAAAAAAATTACTAACAATAATGTTGTTAGGTCCATTATTCCCAGTTCTTAGTATAGAAGGGGAAGAAGGAAAAGAAGAAGAAAGCAAAGAAGATCCAGAGGAAAACAAAGAAGAGCCAGAAGAAAAACAAGAGCCCGCGAAAACTTTTTCCCAGCAAGATATTGATAAAATAATCGAAAAACGTTTAAATCGTGAACGTAAAGTCTGGAAAAAACAGGTTGACGATGAAAAACTCAAGGCCCAAATGACAAACGAAGAAAAGTTAATAAAAGAAAAGGCCGAAGCTGAGAACAAAGCAAACGAGGCAATTGTCAAGGCTAACCAACGCTTGGTTAAGTCTGAAATTCTTAATAAAGCGGCGAATTTAGGGGTCATTGATACCGATGCGGCTTATAAGTTATTAGATAAGGACGATATTGAAATTGATGACGATGGAAACATTACAGGAGTAGAAGAAGCAATAAAAGCTTTAATTACTGCAAAGCCCTATTTAATCAAAAAAACATCTTCGGAAGACACGAACAAATCCGGGGATGATCAGCAAGGTAGTAATAACAAAAAGAAATCCGTGTCCTTGAATGATTTAATTAGACGGGCCACGGGTCGATAATTAAAAAAAAGGATGTGTTCACATGGCAACATATATTCCAAGGTCAGGCGTTGAGGCTTTAATGCCTGAAGATTATATGCGCGAAATTATTCAGGAAGTACCCGAAATGAGCGCAGTAATGGGACTTGCTTATCGTGCGCCTAATATGACTAGAGCGCAAAAAAGGATTCCAGTTTTAAGCGTATTACCGACCGCATATTTTACAAACCCAGGACCAACAAAACCAACTCCCGATTATCTAGGTTGGAAATCTACAACCAAAGTAATGTGGGAAAATAAATATCTTGATGCCGAAGAATTGAATGTTATCGTTGCAATTCCCGAAGCTGTTTTAGATGATGCCGACTATGATATTTGGGCAGAAGTTAAACCTTTATTGCTTGAAGCTTATGGATTGGCATTTGATCAAGCCGTTTTATATGGTATTAATGCACCTTATGTGTGGCCTACGAATATCGTAGCCGCCGCTACTGCCGCCGGTAATTTTATTACTGCGGGTGCTTTAGGTGACTTATACGATGATATTATGGGCGAAAATGGTTTAATTGCAAAAGTCGAGGAAGACGGATATTTGGTAAATGGTCATTTGTGTGCAATGACTGTAAGAGCAAAACTTAGAGGCTTAAGGGATAACGCCGGAAATCCAATATTTAAAGCATTAAATAAAGAAGGCGTTCAAGGTAAAACAATTTATACATTAGATGGTGAACCTTGTATTTTCCCAAGGAACGGTTCAATTGTACCCGCTCGTAGTCAAATAATCGCCGGTGATTGGCAAAAGCTAATCTATGCAATAAGAAAAGATATTACATGGAAAATTCTTGATCAGGCCGTTATTCAAGACCCAACAACTGGGGAAATTGTTTACAATTTGGCTCAACAAAACATGGTTGGCCTTAGATCTTGTATGCGTATAGCTTGGCAAGTACCTAACCCAATTAATAGAGTTAATGAAGATGAAGACACAAGATACCCATTTGCAGTATATGGACAAGGCGGGTCATAAATATGAAAGTTGAATTCTTAAAAAACGGCATGTATAAAGGACGAAAATATTTAAAAGGTTCTATTGTTGATATGGATATGATGGATTCTAAGGCTTATTTATTTTCTAATGTCGTTAGAATAGCGTTCAATCAAACCAAAAATGTAATAAAAAAGCCAAGAAGTAAAAAAAAGAAGGTGTAAAGTTATGCCTTATAGTCTTAATGATAGACCTGAACGAATTAAAAAACTACCTGAGAAAGCCCAAAAAATTTGGATTGCCGCTTTTAATGCTAGTTACTCAAAAGGTGAAGAATCCGCGAATAAAATAGCATGGGGCGCAATTAAAAACGCCGGGTATAAACAGGACAAAGATGGAAATTGGAGGAGGTGGGAATAAATGTATATTACGGCGGCTGAATATGTTACTTTGACTGGTAGACCTATCGCAGAAGCCACGACAATGCGAATTACAACGGCTTCTAAGTTGTTGGATAATCGTATAGGAAATTATGCAATAGATACCACGGGATATAAAATAACTACCCCTGGCTGGACCGTGTGGGATGATGGTTTAGACATTACCTTGAATACGGCCAAAAAGGACGCTGTAAAATTATGGGTTGCTACGATGATAAGTTATTTAGTAGATTCTGGCGGCCTACCTCCTACCACTTCCCAAAATGTGAAGTTAGGCCGATTTAGCGTTGGAAAAGCGAGTTCTTCGGGGTCGTTATTACCTGAAGAAATGGGATTTGCCGATAGTATTCTTGTAACATCAGGAATAATCAATAGGAAAGTAAGATCGACAAGGGGGATTTATCGTAATGAGTATGGCCAGTTTTATTAATTTATGTACACATACAATCAATCTTGTGAAACGAAATAGAAATGTATCAGGGGATTTTATAACCGTATCGACTATACCTAATTTAAAAGGTTTTGTTCAATATGGCGATCATTTGATTACAAATGACAAAGGTGAAACCTTGAAAGCCACGGCTATTGTGTTTTTAAAAGATGATTGCGGGATTGATGTAAACTGGGAATACTGGTTATGTAATCAAACGGCTCCCTATGTTCGATCTAATATGGAAGTGTTAAAAATAGATCCTATTGACGATCCGAGGACTGGGAAAACACACCATTATGAATTGGCGGTGAGATAATGTCAAGTGGATGGCGAAGGTGGGAAGGTGACCGAGTAAACCGGGTAGTAAAAGAGGCATGTCAGAAGGCTTGTGAAAAAGCGGCAAATGTAGTATTGCCCGCGACTAAACAAGAGGTGCCATTGGATGAAGGTTTTTTACTTAGAACGGGAATTGTTTTAATGCGTTGGAAGGGTAGTAATCCCGTCGCTGTTATCTCCTATGGTGGCGGTGCTGGTACTGGATTTCCTAAACTTCCTTATGCTATTAGGTGGCACGAGAACGACGCCAATTTTCAACATGGAAGAAAAAAGAAATATTTAAAAGATCCTTTTAATAGATTAGGACCTAACGCATTACAAAATTGTTTAATAGAAGAATTAAGGGCGGTGTTGTAATTGAGTAGTATAGCCAATCAAATAATGAAATACCTTGATAATCAAGGATATGGTACGGAAAACGTTGATTTATTTTTAGGATTTAAACCAAATACCCCGGATAACTGTGTTGTTGTTTATGATGAATCAGCGCCCGGCCTAGATGAATCAAGTTGTTTAGAGGTTGATTTGTTTGGATTACAAATTTTGGTTAGAAATACCAGTTATGATACTTGCTATTCAATAATAAATAGTATTCATAAAGAAGTTGCGGGGTTTGGTGGGCAAGTGCTTATTGTTGGCGGTGATGATATATCATATGTTACCGTCGAAACCTCCCCAACTTCATTGGGTAAGGATGATAAAGGGCGTAGTGAATGGACATCACACTATTACGTAAGAGCTACGTCAATTTTGAATGATTGGAGGTTATAGCATGAATGAAGTTAAATTTGCTAATACTGTTATACAAGTACAAAGTGAAACCGTTGCAAAAGTAACAAGTTTTAAAAGAAGTGTTGAAATAGATGAAGAAGATACAACCGGGTCAGAAGATTATATTGCTGGTACTGATGTATTACATAAACAATTTGTATCAATTGCGGTTGGTGAAACAGCCGACGTTGAAGGTATAGCTATTGAATCGGCGTTAACAGGCCTTGACGATGGACAAAGTGAGTTGAGGGACGCCGCGGAACGTGGTGAAACTGTAAGTATGAAATATACCAGATATACTGGATATGGTTATACATTCACAGGTTTTTTCACAAAATACGAAGAAACAGGAAGCACAGCCGAAGTTTATAAATATAAGGGAACATTTAGGATAAATTCTAAAGTAGAAATAACACCGGCAAGTTAAGGAGAAAAATCATGGACAATGATAAAAGAGAAAGTTATTTGAATGACCAATTAAAAATATTAGTCGATCATCAAGAAGCTGAATTACTTCTTGATTTTGACGCGGCGATGGAAGAAGTAGAAGAAAAACCATATAAGGTAAAATTTAATAATAAAATCTATGATGTACCACGGGAAATGCCTTTAGGGTTTGCTACATTTTTCTTTCGTTATTGTTATAAAAAAAATAATGGCAAAGTAATATTAGAAGTGCCAGAGGATAGAATGATGCAATTTATTGAATTAATGTTCGGAAAAGAGATGCTTCGAGCGCTCGAAATATCTAAAAAAGCCGTATCAATTGATTTAGTGTTTAATAAATTAGCGGGTACTATTCTAGCTAAATGGGGCTATAATGTTCAATCGAACAATTCAGAAACTTCTCAAAAAAAAATTTAGATCCAAGGTTAATTATTTGGGCTTGGGGAGCATTAGAAGCTGATTTTTGGAGATTTTATAAAATCGATATAAATACTAAATCTTCTCTGACATTGAGAAAATTTTTAGTATTTATACGAGGATTACCCGATGATTCAGCTTTTAAAGCCTGGGCCTCTAATAAAGATAATAGAAATTTTGTAGAATTTGAAGAGGTGGAAATATAATGGCTATTGTTATTGGTGAGCTAGTCGTTAACCTTGTAGCTGATATAAACAGATTTACCCGTGATATTAATAATGCCCGTGTAAGTGGGCAAAATTTCGCGACTAATATCGGGGATACTATGACCGCCGCGGGCAAAGGTGTAATAAGTTTAGGCGCCACTATGACTAAATATCTTACACTCCCTTTAGTGGGTGCCGGTGTAGCGGTTTTTAATTTAGGTAAAGATTTTGAAAGTGAAATGAGTCATATTACTGGCTTGGTTGGTGTTGCTAAAAGTCAAGTGGATTCCTGGGGAGCCGATATTTTAAAATTAGCCCCTGAACTTGGCAAAGCACCAAAAGAATTAGCCGCTGGTTTATACTATGTTACAAGTTCAGGTTTACAAGGTGCCGCCGCTATGGATGCGTTGACACAATCCGCTAAAGCTTCCGCGGCTGGTTTAGGTGAAACAGAAGCTATTGCAAGTTTGGTAACATCGGCTATCAATGCTTATGGAGCCGCCAATATGGACGCTACAAAAGCCACTGATATTTTAGTTGCCGCTGTTAGAGAAGGTAAAGCCGACGCGCCAGAATTTGCCGCTTCGTTGGGTCAAGTATTACCGATAGCCTCAACTATGGGTGTTAAATTTGCCGAAGTTGCGGGGGCCGTTGCTGTTTTAACAAGGAATGGTTTAGATGCCGCCGAAAGTACAACCCAAATTAAAGCGATTTTATCTGGATTAATTAAACCGGCAAAAGGAGCCGAAGATGCCCTAAATGACATGGGTACTTCATCGGCGAAGCTGAGAAAACAAATAAAAGAAGAGGGCCTATTGGCTACTTTGCAAGAATTAAATACTTTAACTAAAAAGTATGGTGATGATGCACTCGCCGATGTGTTCCCGAATATTAGGGCGTTTAGTGGTGCGTTATCTCTTGCTAATTTAAACTCGGAAGAAAACAGACGAATAATTGATGCTTGTACAAATTCAACTGGGATGTTAGACGATGCTTTTAAAGCGGCTAGTGATACCCTTGATTTTAAATGGAATCAAACGTTATCAAAAGGGCAAACCACAGCGATAAGTTTATTTGATGTTTTAAAAGCTAAATTAATCCCGGTATTTGATACTATAATTTCAGTGTTAGATTTTGTAATCTCGAAATGGCAAGGTTTATCATCATCAATGCAGAATATTATATTAGTTGTTGCTGGCGTTGCCGCGATGATAGGACCTGTTTTGTTAGTAATAGGAGGGTTAATTGTAGGATTAGGCGCGACTATCGCAAGTTTAGGGGTAATTGGCGCCACGGTTGGAGCAGTGTTAACTTCTGGATTTTTGCCACTCTTTTTAACTATAGGGGCAATTATCGGCGTTGTTATCGGTGTTATTGGTGCATTGGTAGCAAGTTTTATATATCTATGGAAGACAAATGATGAATTTAGAATTAAAGTTTTGGCGGCCTGGGCCGATATTAAAGCAAATGCATCTATTATATTTGCTGAAATAATGAAAACGGTAACATGGGCTATTACTCAGATATCCGCTTTTTGGACCGCTCACGGTGAGACAATAACAAAATATTTAATGGGTGTTTGGGATC